GCATAACCTATTGCGGCTAAGGCATCACCAAATTTTAACATGCCTTGTGAGTAACTAATCCTTCCATCAGAAGTATCCATAGTTTGTTTACTATAAATCTTACTGTAGTCTAGTAACACCGTTATTTAAAGTTTGAACGCGAACTTGCCGCCAATCCGTGAACTGTAATAGTTTTTACTTCCGTCAAGTGTAACTGTGCCTCGGAAATTGGGTGGATATATTGCCCGCCAACTCGACACCATAGTGTCTTGTCCTTGTTTACCCATCTTGAGATATAACTGTATAATACTGGATTGGTTAATGAATGCCAAACAGCCTTGTCCAAACTCTGGGCCAGATTCGTTGATTATGTTTGATACTTTTTTAGCCAGTAGAGCTAACAGTGCAAAACCAGTATTAAATCCCGGAATACCTTGTTTAGGCGTTCCGTAGTTAAACAATTCAGTTGCCGCCGGACTAATGCCTGCGTAATCTTGTTTGCCTGCTTGAATGTAGCTGTTTATTTCTTCTTCTAACCCAGCCGGTAGTTGTTGGTATAATTCTGCTAATCTAAACGGTCCGTCTTTTGCACTATTGGCTTGTACAATATTTACAATGTTTACGGTTGTTTGATATTGTGCTTTCATTTCATCCGGTGCTTTAGCAATACCATCAAATATATTCTTAACACTTGCTTTTGCACCTTCTCCGCCTTTGCTACTAATACCCACTCTAGTACCATCTGGTGCTGTGAGGTAACTATCAACTAGCGGAGCATTCATTGCCATGGGCCAAAATACATTACAACTTCCCCACGGTTGACCATTTAATAACTCTGCTTTGGCGTCATCTGCTTGGCCGCCGACCATATCACTCATAAGTGCAACTGGTCCCATAATCTCGCCAAAGTAATCTCTTATCGCTGGCATATTACCTATTTGACCTGGAAACACAGGATTTTGTTGGGTATGTATAGTCTCTAGTGCAGATACTAGCATTTCAGATAGGTCATGCCCGGCTGAGTTGGTTTTAACTGCCTGTATTACTTCCATGACTCCGTTAAATGGATCATCTGTCTTAATCATGTGCTGTGGATCAATACCTATATCAAGCTTCAATGCTCCTGAAGTTTGTAATTTCCATCCAATTGGCACTTGGCTGTTACTCCACTTGCCCATCATGTTTGCTGTCTTTTGTTTAAAGTATCTACCCCAATATGTTATCTTATCATCTAACATAGGATCAGTTAACATTGCTAGTCCAAATGCTAAACTACCATTGTTAGGATTATTTGTCCATTCTATTTGTAGGTTGTTTTCTTGTTCTAATTGTTGTATGTAAGCATCTCTTAATTCAGCATTTTCAAACTGCATCTCTTCTAATGGATACAAATCAACTTGTTGAAACTCCAACTTGTCGTCACCTTTTAAAAATGTATCTCCGGTAACCCTTCCCATTATGCCTTTGGATTCAACTAATGCACGAACTTTGCTTTTGCTCCATTCTTGTAAATTAATCTGTTTCTGTTCTTCTGTGGTTAATGCTTGGATATAATGTCTCACTACACCTCTAGCACATGCATCGTCACCTGAACCAGCTCTAAGTCCTCTAAAGTCTGTTAACATTTGTGGAATTGGAATTGCTTCGTAGGCTAACATTTGCTTTTTAAGATCACTTACAGGAAAATGGTCTGCTAGTATCTTATTCAGTATGCGTATTTTATTTAAGTTAGGCACACCTTCCTTCATTAGTTTAGAGATACGTGGCTTAAATACTTGTTGATTGCCTTTAGTAGTTTTAAGTAAAGGGTGATTGTTCTCGTCTTTGTCAAAGCCAGTTACTTCTGCTTTACGGTTCTTAAACTTGCCTACTTTAACTTCATCACCTACTTTAATTTTAGGCAATGTTAATGTGTCTGTAACATCTTCTAATGCGGCTACACCTTTTGGTGTTGGTTCATTACTTGGTACAAAAAACTTATGCTTACCTTTCGTTGCTCTCTTTAATTTATAAGTAGGCATAGTTTTGTAATCTGGTACTCCGCCTCCTCCAAATATTTCATGTATTGGGAAGTAGTGGCTCATATCGGTTCTTGCCAACACATCTTGTACTACTTGACTTGCTTCTTCGCCTGGATTGTGCATGAAGTTTCTAAGTTCATAAGGACTGTTTAAATCATCATGTGATAACTCTCTAGCATATTCAAACATAGCACTTGCTAAATCGTCATAGCCTGAATACTGTCCTGGATGTACGCTGTTTAACCATTCGTCGCACTTATCTTTCATTAATGCCTGAATGTCTGATCTTTCTTCGCCTTCTGTAACTGGTGATAATGATGTTGTATTTGCCGCGAGTGTTTCAAACACTTTATTTAATTTACTGTCGTTAACTTTATCAAGTAAGTTTAATTGTTCTTCCAGTGGTAGTTTATCAAATTTGTCAAACACACTTTCGTCATGTGGAATGTGGTTAGCCGAGGAGCTTGCCAGTGGACCCTGTTCGTAAGGGACCTCGCCGTTCCGAAGGGCTTCGGTTCCCCTTGAATAAGCGTTCTGGAATGTAAGGATAGGTGGCTGGTTGGCATTGGAGCCTCTCGTTGCACCGCCTTGAAAAATCACCAGCAACACTGCCTCTTTGATCGATAGTTGTCTTTCTGGGTTATTTAAAAACGCAACTAATTCATTTACTGGTGCGCCTGCTGGCAGATACCTTTGCATGCCGTCACGCATCATTTTGTCAAATACTGGATAGGCGGCTCTTGCTATGCGAAATGGCGCCGTTGGGCCATCGTCGAGACCGTCCATTGGTAACTCAGTTACACCACGGATACGCTCAACGCCTGCATTGTTGCGGTCTGGATTCGCTAATGCCCATGTTGCCGCACTTCCTGGTTCAAATGGTTCTCCATTTGGAGCGTTAATCTCTTCTCTTGGTAACAATGGTGCAAAGTTATACGGTGCTAAACCTTCTCTGCCATCGCCTTTCTCTATAACTTGTACGCCCATTTCTTTTAGTAAACGTAGGTTAATTTTTTTGTATGCACTATCTAAAGTTTCAAAACGTATGCCATATACCTTAGTGAACTTATCAAGGATTGCTCGTATTCTGGTTTGTCTCCAGCCAGCTTTACTGAAGTAATCTTTGTTAGTGAACATTTCATAGGCTTCGAGAGCTATAAAGTAATGTGCATTTGGTATAACTAATACTCCGTTGGTGCTACTTCTAAACATACTACTATTAAAATTAAATTGTCCATAAAATTCTGGAACTGGTTCATCCATTCCTGGTGTGTTTTGAGTGAACTGGATCATTTCCATGATCTCGTTAAGAACATATACCTGACCACCATAGTTAAATGCTGTGATAGTCGCGGGCCACTCTCCGTGATTTGCTATTTGAAATTCTTTACCTTTTTGTACTTGATTCAGTTTACTATCTATTGCACCTGATTGGCTACTGAATCCTAATTTCTGTGCTATAACATCTAACCCACTTAACCATTTTGAAATCGCATCTGTTCGTGGCTTCATTTCTTCCATTTGTTCGGGTGTTCGCTCTGATCGATTAAAAGTATTAAACGCATCTGCTAACCAAGACCTAACATGTCCATAAACTTGCGGTATTGCGTTATCATCAAACGGACTAGCTGTATAGTTTGTTGCTTCTAAATCTTTCATAATCTCAACTATTCTATCATGATTACGTGGCGGCATAACGAAGTTTGGAGCATCGCGAGATGGTTCACCGGAGAACCCACCCTCTTCGACTACAGCTTTAAGTAATTGCTTTGTACTGTTAAAGACTTGTTTCAAACTGTTAATATATAATTCTGGATTTGTGCTGTTTAAATTACCTAATGCATCCATACGTCTATCTAATTTACCAAACATAGATCTCATAGATGTATTAGCGTATGAGTCGTTACTGACATTTCTTGCATCATATGATCTTGCAACAGGCTTATCCCATGCAGGATATGATTTTAATCGTTTAAGTAGTGTATCATAATCCTTAGCCTGTATAGGGTTACCAGCTGAGAACCAGTCGCCTCTGCCACCTGCAATCAGCCGATATAAGTTTTCATAGGTAGTCGAGTTTGATTTCGTTACATCGTTAAATATACGTTCAACATCGTCTTCATGCGTATTTCCTGAAGCGTTGATTATTGCACGGGCCAGTTCTTTATCAGTTAAATGACTTTGATCTTCAGAGTTTATTGCGTTCCAAACTCCTGTTACAATTTTTTCAACTTGCAATGGCGATAACCATTCTGGCGATTCAATTATGTCTTTCTTAAATAATCTATCGACGCCATTTTTAACTCTGCTAAATTCGGTCTCTTGGTCTGCAGAGCCTCTAGCAAATTCTATCTGCTTGTAATTTCTATTTACAAATTCAGAAAGTGTTTCATATGTTAATTCAAATTCGGATATTGTTTTTCTCAGCACACCAATTGCTTTGGCATTAACCGGAGTTCTATTCATGTTTTGATTTAAGTCATACCCTGCCTGTGCAACTGCGGCACTAAACATGTTTTGAGCTTCTTTTAGATATTTAGGTGCCTGCACACTTGGTGGTCTTTTTTGAGGCTTCATTATTTCTATTGCGGCTTCACGTGGTGTAGGTGCTTCCTTTAATCTTTCGTGTTTATCACCAGTCTGTTCTTCCCATTGGGCTACTCGCTGTTCCCATTTTGCATCAGCATCTGTTGCCATATTCTCTCTGTAGTCGAATAAGTGTTTAAATGCTCGAGCTAACGTTCCTACACTTTCCATATAATGATCTTTGCCAAAGAAACCTTTTAACACATCAACGACAGGGTGATCTAAATCTTCGTATCTACCTTTAACTCTGTCCTCAAGATCATTACTAATTTTACCAACGTTATTGATTAACTTAAATAATGCTTTTACATAATCTTGTTGATGATCGTCAGTGTATGCCGCCCTAAGTGTTTCTGCATAACGCACAGTTGCCTTAACAATTTTTTGTATATCTTCGTGGTAATCATGACCGCCTGCAATTCTAAATTCTATAAGATTGTAACCTGACTGATTATCCGCTTGATTTTTAAAATTAATTGAACTAAACTTGTCACTGCTTATAGCACCTTCTAAAATTTCTTCAATTGCTTGTATTGTTTTTGTACTGTTAGGATTTGCTTTAAGTTCAGCCGCTTTCCTTTCTAATCGTTCATACTGTGATTTAGAGTAACTGTTATTTTCTCTACCAAAAGTACTTGCTATATATTTGTCGCCTAACAACACAGCAAGTTTTACTTTATTAACATCTGAATTTGCAGGCATGTCTTGTCGAGTTGGGTCTAAGCTCATAGTAACATGCAAGCCAGTTGACCTATTTGTTTCTACATCTCTGTCTGCTAGTAACTCAAACAATGATTTTATTTCTTCAAGCATTACTCTTGGTGTATTATACACAGGTGATATAATCTCTGCTCCAGCTCCATCGCCTTCGATACTGCTGTCGTCTTCTAATCTCCAGTAGTCATTATTAATACCACCGGAATGATATTCCCCAACTTCAAATTGCGTGGACTGACTATTGTCATAGGCCCATGATCTTAGTTCTTCTCCGATTCCTTCAAGACCGGCCTCGTTATTATCAGCGAGCCAAATTTCAAACTCGCCTAACATCGCACTCATGCCTCCATAGGTATCACTTACCCAATCCGATATAGATAGGTCTTCCTCTGCGGCTTCCATGGCGGCGTCAAATACTTCTCCGTTATCTCGGATGTCTTGTTCTAACCATTCGATGAATTCGTCTTCCATTTCTTCTTCAACAATTTCTCTCACCCAGTTCATGTACTCGTAGCCATCTTCTATTCTGGATTCATATTCTTCTGGATTGTTGGATCGAAAATCTTCTTTGTATCTCTCTACTGCATATTCTGTAGGGCCACCTTGCGAATCAACAAAATTTTCTATGTATTCTGGATCTTCTTTACGTTCGGTAACTAACTCGCTTATAAGGTCGCCTTCATACTCGTACATCTTGTCTTCCATGATCCAATTACGGTATGCTTCGTTGATGTCGTCTAAGTAACTTCTACCAAATTCATCCATAATTCTGTCTTCGATATCGCTCCAAGACATGTCGTCAATATCTTCGCCGTAATTGGCATCAGAATCTACATAGCCTCCCCATACTGTTTCTGCTTCAAATCCACATTTGATAGGAGAATCTAACGCTGATTCAATTATTTCTTTAGTGTTGAAGTTTAATTCGAATAATTGTTCTTCACCTTGCTCTTGCATCTGTACTTTTCGTGCAAGTTTTTTAATTTTTTGTTTAACTGATGATACACTGTTTTTGCTTTTAGATGTTTTTCGTAAAGCGTTCTTATGAACTTTTTTACTGTACTTGCCGCCTTTTGATTCTGTAATTGGCGCAACTGTTAATTCTTCATCAGGGTCTATTAGTGTGTACTCTCCTTTAGGATCTTGTACAACTAATTTTTTAAGAGCTGGGCCTTTGCCAACTTTACTTACAACTTTACCTGCAACTTCGCCTTTATCATCTAAGTATTCAGCGCCGTCATCAAAATCTTTTGCTTTCATTAAAGTTGGTGCAACTGTATCTGTTTCAGGATCTCCGATATCAGGAAGGTCTAATCCTGGTGTTACTGTTGGGCTACCTAAATCTTTTTTAGGTGCTTTAGTAGGTGCCGCTGTTGCTTTTGCAACTGCGCCGGTAACTTGTTGTCCCACAGGAGTTGGAGCACCAGATTGTAGTCCGTATTCCTTGAGTACACTGTTTAACGTCCTTACATCCGTAAACTTCATATTACCTTCTTCTATTACTTGATTTGTTTAATGTTTTTAGCCTTCTACTAGCTGGATTCATTCTTTTTGATCTTTGTGACTTTCTAGACATCCTAGCACCCATCTTGGCTTTGGTTCGTCTTAATACCATACGTTTTTTAATATCTACTGGTTTATGACATTGAGCCGCATTAGATACTACTCTACCTTTACGTCTGCCACTAGTACATCTTACGGCACGTTTAACTTTATTACCCATTTTGCGCCAAACCATTCTGGCTTCGACAATCGATTCTTCTGTAATTTCTTCTAATCGCATTTTACCATTTCCTGCATGACCAGTACCTGGCTTTTGTTTTTGGTCCTGGATTCTCGCAATTGTGTCTTGCTCTAAAACTTTTTCTTGCTTTTGGATTGGATTTTCTGATACGCATTGTGCCGCCTTTAGCGTCACCACCTTGTCCAAAGTTTACTTTTTTAACATTACCTGTTTTAGGATCTTTGACATAAACTTTAAACTTTTTAGAATCGCCTTGCATAGGCTTGTTTAGTTTAACCTTACGACCTTGATATTCTGCTTCGAATACGTTTTCTTCGCACTCGCTATACGCTAATACTCCAAACTCTTCATGAAAACATTGTCCTTCTTCTAATGTTATCTCATCACTTGGATTCATATATTCATGTATTCTCATTAGCCACCTGCCAAAGTAACGCCTATTGCAATTACAATAGTAACTAATGTTGTAAATGTAGTACCAACAATTGCTAGTACCCAATTTTCAATTTTATTTAATCTTTCTTTAGTATCTACTTTAAACTCTCTAAGTTCTGTAGTAATACTTTCTATCCGAAGCATATCAGCAATGATATGAGCTTCTAAATTTTCTTTATCTGCGTACACTTGTATCTCTGGTACTGCATCTGGGTCTAGTTTCTTAGCCATTTTATAATAAATCCTGTTTAGTGAACTCCATGTTTATGGTGCCCGTTGTATCTAATGTTCCGCTGTTAAGCACTATGCCGTTAAGTTCATTAACTAAAGTTGCAACAGTATGTGCATGTGGCACTTCTGTAGCAAATTTAAATATCCACCCGGCACCTGTCATAGTTGGTGCTCCATAAGTTTGTAATAAGTTTGTACCAACTCCATTTAGTGCTACAGGATTATTCATCACTACAGGCATTGCCCTTAATCCTATTACTTGTACAACACTTTCAAAATCTTTTTGAGTGTTATCGTCATAATCACCGGTTACAGTTATGTCAATTGAAGTAAACAAAGTAAAAAATTCTATATTACCTGTTAGTGCTTCTACGGAGCCCATTGCCCCACCTCTTATTAAACTCATGTATGTCTCCTGTGTATTCTTACAACTATTTATCACTTTATCAGTTTTTACTATACAGAAATTATATTCAAAAAAAAGCACTCCTAAGAGTGCTTTTAAAATGTGACGCCTTCCGTTGTCACGAACCTAAGGTAGTTAGGATATTTTTAAACTACTATGCGGCGCTGAACGAAGCTAAATCGCGGATTACAACTGTCTGTGCTGATAAATTAACACCGTCTATTGTACCCTTTGCTTGTAATCTTTTTGTCAATGATGCCGCGTCAATATTAACGCCGTCAACGATTGCAAAGATCTTACCAGCTGTGCCTGTTGAGATGTAAAGCAATGGTGAAAACTCTGATACGATGTTTTCTACTGCTCCGCCTAAACCGTCTTTAGCCGCTAATGATACACCTGCATCGATTTCGATCGCTGTTACTTGTGCTGTTGAAAATGAAACTCCATGGGCAAAACCTGCCCCTGCTACTCTTACTAATGCCATAATATGACTCCTAATTATAAATTTACATATCTGTGGTCTTTGTACCACTACCAAATTAAATTAGATATGTATTCTGGTTACTTTTATTTATCTAAATGTAGAGTTTATTCGTATGTTGCATAAAGTTAAACTCATAAAAAAAGCACCGTAAGGTGCTTTTTAAATGTTTGTGATTTAATCTTAAAGAGTAAATGCTACAACAGTTACGTTAGCCCATGTAACGCCATCAGCGTCTGTAAGAGCAATTACAACGTCTTCCAAATGAGCCGCTAGAGCTTCACTGTTAGTTCCGTCATATTTGTCTGTTCCATGTGTGCCTTCGAAAAGAACCTTAAGTCCTTGTCCTGCTCCACCTGTTGCGTCGACTGTGCCAACTGCTACTGGTGTTAAGCCTTCGTTACCGACTGCTTTTAAAAATATATCTAATGCTCCGCCTACAGCCAATTTAGCTGAAACGTCAACACCGAAATCTACTTGAACGCCTGCAAGAGGAAGACCACTATAGTGACCTGGTGCTACTGCGGCGCCTGTGTTTTGAGTTTGTGCCATGTTAATTCTCCTAGAATTTGTTAATGTTACGTTTATTTATGCAAAATAGGAGATTTTAAGAGTGTTTTATTGTAGTTAAATAGGTATTACTTCCTTCGGGCTCTATCACCCATTGCTACTATCTCGCCGGCGGCTTTATTGAGATATTTTGATATCATACTTCCTTTAGCGGCAGATTTGCCTGCTAAACCATCAACTTTGTTGAAATCGTCCCATTTGTCTTTCATTACGTCAATCGCGTTCTTGCCTGGACCAGCTTTTGCTTTTGGGCCGCCTCTATAAGCATTTTGGTTACCTATTTGTCCGCCTCTAGTTTTGGGTGAATCTGATGCAGTGGGTGGAGTTCCTTTTTGCTTCATTGGTACGCCAACAAACGGCTTGTCTTTTCTATCAGCTTGTCGTTGGTTTAACGCCCTATCTTGTCTGCGATCATTACTACTATTAACAGCCGACAATGCAGAATTATGTGCTCTTGCTGGTTCCATACCAGCCGCCTGGGCTTTAATTGCCTGTGACCATACCCTCGCTTGAGTGGCACCGTCCGGACTATAAGCTACTACCCATTCTTTATGTAATTGGTCTAAGGTTTTGCCCGGTGCTTCTATTTCACTTATTTTCATACAACTATTTATCCTTATGCCTTTTTTCGTCCACTTGCCCAATACCCTGCGATTGCGCCAATGCCGGCACCTGAAACAGATGATATTTTACTTGATACTCTTGGCAAGATTTTACTTCCTGCATAGGCACCAACTGCCGTACCAGCGGCACGTTTAAGAGTCGATGTTTTTGGTATAGGTTTAAGTTCCTTTCTAGAGCTCATTGAACTTACTTGAGTAAATATCTCACTGCCTCTTCCTTTTAATCTCATTAACTGGATTATTTTACTAACAACTAACTGTCGTTGAGCAAATTTTAGACTGGGCCAACTTATAATTAATCGTCTTAACTGTTTAAGTATTGGATTTTTAATTTGTAATTGTGATTCGAACCTAAACAGAGTTGTTGTAATATCACTTTTACTAAGACCCTGTCGTTGTACACGTTGCATAAAAGCATAATGCTTTCTGTTTTGGAATTGTAAAGAATTTAAAAAACTTACATCTTTACTTTTAAACTTTAAACTTTGGTAGTCAGGATTGTTAATAGCAAACCCTAACATGTACAAGTCAGTTGCCGCTGTTCTAAAAACTGCATAGGGTCCATACTGGCATGTTTTTCTTGCATACACTAACGCATAGTCCTGTTGCTTGTTATCTTGATACATCATTATAAGACTTAGTGTTTGCAAATAAAATAAATCTGCAATATCTCTACCTGTCAGACTTTTAAAGCCAGACGTTGATCTATATAACTTGCTTTCACATAACTCTTTATTAACTAACTTTAAGTCTAAATTATTTTCCACTAGGTTTACCTGATCCAAAGTTAAGTCTACTAAACTCTAATCTGTCTACCAGTTTTAATGCATTGCCCATTCTGTCAACTGCAACAAAGCCTTCTTCGCCTGTTACTTCATATCCATCTTCTGTTGGTACAAATGTATTCATTACACGGATTTGTTCTAGCTTCTTAACTATTTTAATTTTTGCTTCAATAAGTTTTAAATATAAGTCATACACTGATACAATACTTTGTAAATGTTCTCTAATAAATTTAACGCCTGCTACCATTTTTTCTGTTTTAGCATCGATACTTTTTTGTGTTTTAACTTTGTCTATTTCTTTTGTCATGTAGTCTATATATTTTTGTACAAAGCCTTGTGCAAATTTAGTAGGTTCGTCAAAATGTCCTTGCCTTACTTGATTGTTTGCATGTGCTTTTAATTGCTGTAAGAACTCTTTGCCTACTAAGTCTGTGCCCTGTCCTAACCAAGCAAATGTATCCTGGTCTACAGTTTTTAAGTACTGGTCTGCTGTAGCAATAGCCGACATAATGTCTGCACTTTCAGTAGCAGTAAATGTAACTGTGCCACTAAGGTCTTTAATAATTGCATCTCTGTGCCAAACACCAGGTGCTTGTCCTAATACACTACTATCAAATCCAAACTTTGCTTGAGTGTCTGCTAATGTTGGACCGCCTACATATTCTGTATGCCAAACAATACCTATATCACTTTTTACTATCTGACTAGACAGTTCGCTTTGGGAAGGCACAGCATATACTAATGTGTTAGGTTTAAAAATTAAATAACTTTCTCCATCAATTTCTTTTTCACTTAGAGTGTCTTTCGCAAAAAGAAAATCTCCCTGTGCTACTGTATTCCAAGTTAGTTTACTTAATTTAGTTAATGCTAATGCTAATTTATTCTGCAGGTCATCTTGTCCAGGATGATTTAGTTTGATGTCGTTAGTGGTAAAATTCATTTTAGGAATTTTTGCAAATACGCCTTTGGTGCCTACAAAGAACTTACCAGTTGCTGGATCTTTGCCAGCAATAATGGCTGGAGCGCCGTCCCACTTAGTTGTCATGCTTACTGCTTGTTGTGATTTGCCATCTAGCATATCATGTAAACTATACAAATAATTTACTGCTTCTTTGGCTCCGGGATATCCTTTGTTAAAGATGTTATCCTCTAAATGCTCTAAATGAGTATTCTTACCTTCCTTACCTTCTTGAAAATGACTCTCTGTAAGTAATTGTGTAATAAGAGGCTTTGCTATCTCATTAATATTCATTTTAAATGCCTGATAATTTTTTGAGGTTGTATAGTTGTATGTCTTTTGTTTCTATTAACATCACATGTGATGTAACTGATTCTGAAAGTAATACTTCATATCCTAAGTCAGCCCAACTAATTCCAGCATGTTCTAATATCTTACAAACATGCTTGTATGCTTCTGCTCTCATACTTCTAGCAAGTTTAGTAAAATGTGTGTATGCTTGTGGATCTGATTGCGGTAGTCCACCTTTCTTTAATACTGGTGCGGCGGCTTGTATAAAGTTATCAGCATCATATCCGCCTTTCTTTAAATTACTTAATGTTGCAACTAATTGTTTGCCAGCTTCTAAATCACCACCTAGTGTTCTTTTTTGTAAACTTTTTAGTTCTGCTGTAGTAGGCCCTGGGACTGGCTTTAATGCTTTAGGTTGTGCTTGACCTTGTGCTGGTGCTTGTCCGCCTCTCTTTTTCATCATTTGACCTATAGCTTTTGCTCCACCTGACATTGCTCGTCCAAGTCCTGCTCCAACTGTTGCGCCAATTTTTTGACCACGTGTTGCATTAGGATTTTGTCTTGTTTTACTTGCTAATGGTCCACCTGCCGCTGTTGCAATTTTATCGCCTACTGCTTGAGCTCCACGTTTAATCTTATCCATTACGCCTTCTGGCTCTGGTGCGGCAACAACTCCTGTTTTAGGATCAATTTCTGCCTGCGGTGCTCCGCTTCTACTCATACCTGCTGTTGATGGTGCTTGTGGTACAACTCCGCCAACTGGTTTCTGTGGGGCAACTGGTGCCGCTGTTGCTGTAGGTTGTACTGGTGCCGCTGTTGCTGTAGGTTGTGCTGTTGCTGTAGGTTGTGCTGTTGCTGTAGGTTGTGCTGTTGCTGTAGGTTGTACTGGCTGTGCTTTCTTTGTAAGTTCTGCTCCTACTTCCTTTGTTGCCATTCTGCCGTTTCTTTGATTAATCCATTGAGCACCTTGCCACTCGTATACAAAGCCGTCTGATGCTTTAAGTAATTCACCTTTTCTAATAGGTCTCGGTGTTGCTGGTGCTGTAGCAGTTGGTGTTGGTGTTGCTGTAGCAGTTGGTGTAGCTGTAGCAGTTGGTGTAGCTGTTGGCTGTTGTACGCCTGCTTGAGCTGACTGCTTTTCTAATTCTAACGCCATTGAACTGTTAGGATTTTCAGCTGGTCTGCCAGTTAACGTTCCTTTTTCATCGGACTGTGCCCAAGTACCTTCTGCAGACTTAGTATAAAATTCGCCGTTTGATTGAGAAACAACTGTTCCAGCTGGAGCGCCTGTAGGCCCTGTAGGTTCTGGTGTTGGTTCTGCTGTGGGTTGTGCTGGTGCCGGGTTAGCCGCTTTCTTCCTTGCTAAACGATCCTTTACACCGCCTGGTACCATCTCTGCATTAGTTAGTTCATCGAGTTTCATACAAGTTCTCTTATTTAGATTCTTTTGTGGCTTTGTTTATGCCTCGAGAGAATTTTTTAGGATCGCCACTTTTAATGCTGTTAATGAGTCTACGTTCTAAATCCAATGCAACATCTTCCTCGTATAAAGAATATAATATCTCTTTAATGTTAGCCGCACTAGAAACTAGGTGCTCCACTCTGTTTTCCAAAACGTGGTGCTTGTTTCTATCTGTGCTAATAGAGTTCAATTCTTCTAATATACTTCTTGACTTTTTCATAAATTATTTCTCGTTATAGTCATATTTATCATTTAGACATCATTTTTCTTCATGAACTCTCTAATGTTTAATGCCGCGTTAACTGTGCTGGATGCTTCTGGCTCGTCTGTTTTAATAGTATTGGTTCTTTTTAGCTGATTAACTAGGCTATTTGTTGTTACTGTTAGTGCATCATCGTCATCTTCATCTAAATCTGTAACTCTTAAAGTGTCTGGATTAAACTTTAAATCTACTTTACTGCCCACTCCACTACTAGAACGTGTTTTCATAAACTGTATTTGATATCTGCCACGTTCTCTCATAGCATTACTAGTAAAGATACCCACAACATTATCTGCTGTTTGGATTTTACTAATACCACCAGCAATATGACTGTGGTCAAATTCAATTTCTTCTACTGCTCCTCTGTTTAACTGAGATGCTGTTGCAAATAGTATGTTTCTTTCCATTGCAATGTTACGCAATTCTTCAGATACATATTTGTCTTTAATAAACTGGTCATTAGCACTAATTTTTGTACTAATAGGACTCATCAAGTCTAAATAATCTACAAGTAAACAGTCTACTTTAACATCATGGTTGATTTCATACTCTCTAACGTATGCTCTAATATCGTTTGCATTAATACCACTCGACATTTGCTTAATACGGAACTTGCCTGCACTCTTACCTTTCATTCTTACTTTTAAATCAACATCATCTATATTACGCATGATGTCTCTAGTACTATGTTCACTGACCATTGCATCTAAACGCATACTAATAAGTTGTTCACTAAGCTCTAAACTAATGTATACAACATTAAGTCCTGCTAATGCCCAGTTAACACCTAAGTTCTGCAAGAACAAACTTTTACCTGCACCAGATCCTCCAGCAAAGATTGTAATCTCGCCTCTGTTCATGCCACCATATAACTTTTGGTCAAACATTTTCCAGCCACTACTTGTTGCACCACTTTGGGCTCTAATCCATTCCAATCTTTCTTTAGGATTTTCAAAATATTCAAGACCTAAGTCTTTTACGAGACTAACCTGTGTTGCTTCTTTAATTTTATTCTCTACTGCACCATAATCGCCCGTTTCTAATAAGTCCGTGCTATCCAAGATTGCTTTTTCTAGTGCTTTGTGTCTACAAAATCTTTCTAAACTATCAAGAAACCAGTCTGTATGGTTATCACTAATGCCTTCAACACGCTCTAGTAATAAACCAGTTGTCGCTTCTATTTGGTCAATAGTAGGTATTGCATTATATTCAGTTGTATGCTCTTGAAGGAATGTTATTGTCTTTTGAAACTTCTTATCAAACATATAAGGGCGTACAATAGTGTTTACCCTTACAAATAGTTCAGGGTCACTGACAATAAACCTTAAAAATAGTTCTTGTATTTCGGGTGTGTAGTTGTTATCTTCCATATTTTTCCATGAGCTCCTTATATAAAGCCTGTGCTATTAATTTATTACCTTTTAAGTTTGGATGGCTATCTTCTTGGCTAATATAGTTATCGCCTGAGTACTTTGCAAGTGATAATTCTGACCATTTGCTTTTATCCATCAATCTTCTTAAATTTATTTCTGTAGTTGTTCTATTTAATAGATGCATTAGATCCATTAATGTTGGGTCACAGCAAGGATGGTCTTGTAATGTCATACAACTAAACATATATGGAATATCCATATACTCGAAATAGTTTTGTAGTATTAGTATGTTATTATAGTATGCAATATTATAATCATTTGGCGAATTTAGCCATTTCATTTCTTTATCGTATGCATCTCTAATTCTGCCATCGGTGTCCTCGTTTGTACTAAGTGTCCATTCGTCTGCACCCTGAAGTCCATTATTTACAACAACATTTACCCATTCTTTCCTCTCTGCATTCCAATATTCTGATCTATATACTGACGTCCATTGTATAATCACAGCATAGTCTGTCATATCGTGATTATTACAAAAGTCTAATGTAGTTCGTACTATTCTATCATTACTCTCTCCGCCCATTGCAAGATTATCTACAGTATCGAATCTGTCTGCTAAATGATTTGACCATACTATCGGAGATATATTGTTGTCTCCGCCAGCCATACCAGACCCTGCTGTATAACTACAACCATTCACAAGCAAATTATTCATACATAATTCCTCTGTTGTAGTTCTTTATAAATTGCATCGCCTATAAGTTTATGTCCGGTTTCATTAGGGTGTTTATCTTCAGCACTAATAAAATTACGCTCTTGGTAAATTGTTAACGGTCGAGCTGTCCATTTATCAGTATCCACATTGTTCTTTAAATGTAGTTCGTATTGTTCCTTGTCAGCATCATCACTAAGGAGATGGCTGTAAAGTGACATTGATGTAAATATATACGGTATCATTTTGCTGTCTAAATACTGTTGCATCAAAATAACTTTCTTATAAAAATTTATCTGGTAATCAGTTATGCTCTTTCCATGCATTAACTGTTTCTCAGCCGCATCTGTTAGCCTGTCGTACATGCCATTGGTTTGTAGCTTTTCTAAATCATTAGCATTATCCATGTTAAAACTAATAGTCTTCCCCGTTGTATTACAAAAGCCAGCAAATGCGTTACATGAAGGTATAAAGCGTTCAAAACGCAAAGGACTAGTCCATTGTATAACTGCAACATAGTCTGTAGCATTACGAGAATTAAAATATTCCATTGTGGTACGAAGTATTCTATCGTTACTCGCACCTCTAATTGCTAAATTAGTAACAGATTCAAATTCGGGTATTTGGTTTGCCCAAACATACTCTAACGGAGGTGCCAGTTCGCCATCAGCAGTATGTACTTCACCATTACCTGCTGTAAAACTACATCCATTTACAAATAATTTTGTCATAGCATTTTTGCCTGAACTTGTATTTTAAGTTCGTTACTAACTGCATTTTCTGTAATGCTCTTCATTGTTAATAACCTGCCATATTTGTTTACTGCATCGGCAACATCTTTGCATTCAGACGACCATTTAGGAAAACTTACTTCCCATCCTAGTTCTACTGCTGTTGCTATTAAGTCTTTACCTGCACTATCTCTATCAGGACATAGTATAACACGTTTATTAAGTTTAGAAATCAAATGTGCTTGTTCAGGTGTTACACTATTACCCAAAACACTTATGCCATCTATAAGTATTGCATCAAATACGCCTTCTACTACTATAACAAAGTCTCTATCACTGTCTACATACCTGTCTATGTTAAACACATAGCCTGGTTGTACATTTAATAGGTACTTTGCAGTTTCTTTGTTAGGTGGGCTAATGTGTCTGCCGGTCCATCCTACTAATTCGTTGTTATATAGAAACGGAACAACTAAACGTTTTTTGTATAGACTGTTGTTAATGTGCATCAAAGGGAAATTGCCTAGCAATCCACGTTGTTGTGCATATTCTTTAATTGGGTGTCCATCTTCCATGTGTTCTACTAGTGTAGTTTCTTCTGGTAATTGATGTGTTACGAAACTAGCCGCTGTATAAACATACTCAGTGCTGTCTTCTATCTCTAATTCTTCGGAATGCTTCATTAAGTCTAAAACAACTTTATGTATATCCTTGTTAGACACACCTAATGTCTCACATAGTTGCCTGTACTTATGACCTAACTTTGGACTAGGTGCCCAGCCAGTTGTAAAACTACAGTTAAAACAGTGATAGCTTATTTTAGCATTACTCTGAATTACTCCTGCACGTTTTCTCTTGTCGCTACATAGAGGACAATCAAACGTTATCCAACCACTAGGAGTTTTGCCAGAGTTTAAGGGCAAATTATCCATAAGTAATCGATGTACTTGGTCTACTAGTTCATGATGATGCATATTCAGTTATTATAACAGCTTAATGCGAAGAAGTCAATTAATTTCTTAGTTGAAATTTATCTATTGTGCCGGCTGTTGGGTGATATTTAACCCTAATCCAATTAGTGTTAATCTTGAAGTTGAAAGGATCTACTCCACTGAATGCTGTGTTGTATGGCATACTTGGAGAACCGATGTCTCCTTGCACATTTACATCATACCAATCTGTTTCGCTTGGTGTAGTCTCTAATGCACTTGCTTGTATTGTGATATTTCCAGTAAAGCTAGTCATATAAAATGCACATGTATGGCTACCGTTCTGATCGTTATCCATATTGCCGTACATTGCACTAGTAACAAACGTATTGGCGGCATCGCCCAAATCAGTGTTTGATGTTTGTGTAAATGTTGTTGTTTCTTGTGTTGCTATTGGTTCGTACTCCAAAGAGCTCTTTACTTCCAAGTCAGTTACAATTCTATCATTTTGGTTTGCATATAAAGGATACTCTGATGCACCGTTATCTGCAGATTCTGTAATAGCAATTGTGTAAAGTCCTGCGCCAATGTTTCTTAAATCGGATGGGACTAAATCAAGTGTTGCTTCTCCAGTAGTACCGCTGTTTACCAATGTAAGTTGCTTGAGCATTATTCTACGTTTGGTGTTTGGGTTCATGATGGTTGCATATAGGGCCTTGGTGCTAATGTTTTGCAAAGCTCTATCTCTATTTCTTACAAAGAAACTTAACTTATTATTAAACCCTTTGTGGACTGTTAATTTATTTTGATTCATAGGTCTGTTATCCGTTTTTATGCCTTCTATCGTTAAAACTAAGTCTAACG